CGCAGACGAGACGGTAAGGGTAAGAATTGAAAGGAATAAGAGGTAAAAACCTTATTTAAACGGGAAAAAACGAATGCCTCGTGGAAATCCAAACATCCCGCCGGGACCCGGTAGACCGAAAGGCGCAAAGAACAAATGTACTATCGCCAAGGATGAGTATTTCACTGTTTATTTCCAGATGGGCGGGAAGAAACTATTAAAGAAAGAGTTGAATGAATCTAAGCGGAGTCGGTCAAAATTCCTTCTTGATACTTTACCGGCCCTCATGCCTAAAAAGACAGCAGTTGAAGTGTCAGGGGTAGAGGGAGGTGCTATTGAATTTACAAACACAGAAATTGCCGTGAAGATAGCCTATATCCTTGACAAGGCAATTAAGAAGATGAAGGAGGCAGAACAAGAAAAGATTGAGGAGAAATAGATGAAAAACGCAAATTGTATTGATTGTTTTTATATGAAAGTTAAAAACGAAAAAGCAAAATGTGTAAAGGGACATTTTTACGTTGACAGCGGCGAGAAAATTTTTAACTGCAAGAAACAACTCGAAAGATACGGTTGGATCGTAGGCTTCGAGTTGTGGAAAAACAAAGAATGTAATGATTTTTATAGTATGGATGGAAAATGACCGCAATCGAATCCACAGCTTCCCAAATAGCTAAGCTCGCCCAGGTCTGGGATTTCGTCGAGGAGAAGGATAAGCAAGATGTCCTTAACATTCTCCGGTATGATCTTCCTCGATGGACTCCTATTGTGGGAGCACAACAAGAAGCCTACGACTCTGAGGCCGACATTCTGTACTTTGGTGGAGCTGCGGGGGGTTCAAAGTCGGATTTACTTCTTGGCCTTGCCCTGAATCGACATCAAAAATCAATCATCTTCAGGCGTGAAGCAACGCAGACTGTGGCTCTGGTTGATAGGCTCGCGGAGATCCTCGGAACCCGAGAAGGGTGGAACGGTCAGCATTTGATTTGGAGGATACCCAGGGGACAGATTGAATTTGGTTCGTGCCAGAACCTCGGAGACGAGCAAAAATGGCAGGGGCGTCCCCACGATCTTTTAGCCTTCGATGAAATAACTCACTTCCTTGAAATTCAGTTTCGATTCCTCACAACATGGCTCAGAAGCACAAACCCACAACAGAGATGCCGGATCGTCTGTACCGGGAACCCGCCAACAACTGAAGAGGGTAGATGGGTGATTCAATATTGGCGCCCATGGCTCGATGACCATTATCCTAATCCGGCAAAACCAGGCGAGTTGCGCTGGTTTACCACTGTCGATGGGAAGGACGTTGAAGTTAAGGACGGACAGCCCTTTACTCATAACGGTGTACTTCTAAAACCTCTCTCTCGCACTTTTATCCCTTCCAAGGTTCAGGATAATCCTTTTTTGATGGGTACGAATTACGAGGCAACCCTTCAAGCCCTTCCAGAGCCATTGCGCTCTCAGATGCTTCAGGGTGATTTCAAGGCCGGGATGGAAGATTCGGTTTGGCAGGTCATTCCTACTGGCTGGGTGGATGCAGCTATGAAGCGGTGGGTCCCGGAAGGAAAGAAAGGGAAGATGGACGCCGCAGGCGTTGATGTTGCCAGAGGAGGCAAGGATAAAACCATCGTTGCGACTCGGTATGGGATGTGGTTCGATCAATTCAAAACATTTCCAGGGACAGCGACCCCAGACGGTCCGAGCGTGGCCGGTATCGTGGTTTCAGTCATTCGAGACGGCGCACCAGTTCATGTTGATGTGATCGGACCTGGAGGATCGGTGGTCGATCATCTTCGAGGGGCAAACGTTCATACGGTTGACATCAACGGAGCGGAGGCCCCGCCTCCTGGGGCCGTGGACAGGGCGACGGGTAGGCTGAAGTTCAAGAACATGAGGGCGTGGTTATGGTGGAAGATGCGGGAAGCGCTTGACCCGAAGTTAGGGGAGAACCTCGCTTTGCCAGTTGATTCTGAGTTGAAGGCCGATCTTTGCTCTGCACTCTGGAAGATGACAACCACTGGGATTCAGATTGAGAGTAAAGAGGACATCATCAAGAGGCTTGGGAGAAGCCCAGACAAAGGGGATGCTGCGGTTTACTGTCTTGTGGATACACCGAAAAGACATCCATCCTACGATAATTGGAGGGATCGGGCGAAGCGTGGAACATGGAGAACCGCATGAGAATAAAAGAAGTAGAATATACTGTAAACGAAAATGGGTGTCATATTTGTTTCAGTCACAGCAAAGATCGTCATGGCTATCCCCAAATATCAGTCATCAAAAATGGTAAAAGGACAATGACGAGGTTGATCCGCACGTTATGGGAACAAAACAATAGTTCAATTCCAGATGGTTTATGTGTTCTTCATTCCTGCGATACTCCTGCGTGTATCAATTTAAATCACGCTTGGTTAGGTACTCAACTTGAGAATATTCAGGATTGTGTGAACAAGAGAAGGCTTCACGTTTTTAACGGAGGTCAAGCTGGCGAAAAGAACAATCACGCTAAGTTGAATAACGATGATATTACTTACATTCGGAAGGTGTATACCAGCGTTAGGGGAGTCCGAAAGAGATTAGCGCAAATCTTTAACGTGGATGCGGATTACTTAACTAAAATAGCACACGGAAAAAGATGGAGTCATTTATGATCTCATATATCAGTGGTTTACGCCGTGAATACCACCACATCAAAACCAACCGAGAGGATTCCCAGGGTTACGAGCCTGCCATGGTGATCCTGCACCAAGGCAAGAAAGGAAAGAGTTTTATTATCCCGATAGATTCGATTTGGAAATATATAGATCCGATTAACAACCAAGACGCTCAGCCCTCGGACCTCGAAGCCTTTAAGGACATCGTAAACAGGGCCATGTGGTACAGGAAATGGGCTGTAGTTGTCAGCGATCGGGAACGGGCGAAGCTCGACCTTGCCGCTTGTGCCTTTGCCTCTGCCTTATGGAACGAGAACAAAATTCTTCCCTGCACCGGCTACAACCTTGCCAAGATGATCCAAATGTTTGACCTCGAACCAAGCCCCCAGACGGCGGCGCAGCTCCTTCTGTTCATCCAAGATGGCTTAGACACTTTGAAAGATATACCTCCACTTCCACCAGAGGAAGAGAACATAGCGGGCGAGATTACGGTTTGGCAGGGGGGGCAGAAGATTGCGAGCAAGGAGTTGACGGTGAAGGAAAGCGATTTGATTATGGAGGAGCAGGAGGCGTGAAATCTGACCGCAACATAACTCTACTCCAATCTGACGTTCAGCAGTTTCCGACAAGTCCCGTGGTGATAGTCCTCACGACTGCTGGAGAGGCTCAATTTCCTATCGGCAAGAATTTCAGTGGTGATTTCACTCTGAACTTTAACGATGGCGGGCTGGCCGGGGTATGGAAAAAGGAGAAATTGAAATGAATAAGTCAACTTGTTTTTGCGATCACTACCCATTTCTGAAAAGGAAAACGATTCAAATTAAGGATGGCGACGGTAACGTTCTCGCCTGGCAAATGTCCATCTGCCCGGTGTGCTGGAGACGGTTGGATCGAGCCAGGGAACCAGTACCGCCAATGACTTCGGTGCCCGAGAAGAAGAAACCTCGACCTCGGGACTGGGAAGCGGCGATGCTGGCCGACGAGTTAAATAAAAATATTACTTGACAAACATTTTTAAAAAGTGTATAGGGTAGTTTAATTGAATCCTGAAGAAATACTTACCGACATATTTTGTTATTGTGCTGTGATGGAGGTGATTGTTCATGCTCCCGTAGAAAAAATGGAGACAAGGGAATTATTAAAATTGGTTGGATTCCTGAACGCGATTAAATTGAAATTGGATCAAAACGGAGTTACGATAGAAGGATTGAACCAAATTAACTAAGAGGGTAGCTTAGCCAGGTCCCGTCCCCTCGGGTTACCGTGAAGCCCCGATCTTGCCAGCATAAAAGCTGGGGATAGGGGCTTTTTCTTTTTGGACCCATTAGATAAAGGCAAAGCACTCCAGACAACCAAGCCCGCCGAAGATAACGAAATTCCGCATACCCGCCCCGACCCTGAAGGACGCAGGCATGAGCTCGAATCCCCAGAATGGCAGAACCGCCTCCGAAAGCTGTTGAACTGGCGGCGTCAAGCGCGTGTCGCCCAAGCCGACAACCGCATGGAGATGGCGATTGACGAAGACTTTTACGATGCCATTCAGTATGAAGCGGACGAGTTAGAAATCCTCAGAGAAAGAAACCAAGCCCCCGCTACCTACAACGTCATCAAAAACGTAATCAATTGGATCATCGGCTCAGAACTCAAGGCCCGTATCGACTACCGAATCTTACCCCGAACCAAGCAAGGCGCCCAGGAAGCCAAAACCAAGACAAAGATTCACAAGTATATCCAGGACGTAAACCAGGGAGAATTTAAGCGCTCCAGGGCGTTTCAGGAGTGCATCAAGGGCGGTGTCGGCTGGCTTGAGTATGGGGCCCGTAATCCCACCCTCGGGAACGAGATTATTTACCAGAGGCAAGAGAAATGGCGGAATATGTGGTTTGACCACCTCGGCCTTGAACTCGATTGCTCGGACTGGCGTTTCGTTCTCAGGGAAAAATGGGTTGACCTCGATATCGCGAAGGCGATGTTTCCCGAAAGGGAAGATGATCTAAGGGTACTGGCCGAAGGCGTGAATTCTCTTTATCCCTACCTACCAGATGATGTTGTTATCACTGACTATGCCTCTGAATTTGACCTTGAATCCGATCTTGACAGTCTCTTTGGTGGTCCCTTCGACGGAGTTAGGGAAAGAGTGAAGCTCGTTGAGATGTGGTACAGAATGCCCGATAACGTCAAGATCATGCGTATGGTTGATGAGGATACGCCTTATGGCGCCTTGGATGGGACGATCTACCGGAAGGACCAGGAGGATCACGATTACCTTGTTAAAGGCGGGTATTTCACCACGTTTGATACGGCTATGCTCACCGTCAGGCAGGCGATTTGGGCAGGAGCTATCTACCTTCAGGACATTCTAACACCCTACAATCATAATCGTTTCCCGTTTGTTCCGATGTTTTGCTACCGGAGGCAGCGCGATAATATGCCTTACGGGGTCGTTAGGGACCTCAGAGACCCGCAGAGCGCACTGAACAAGAGGAAATCAAAAGCCCTTTTTCTCTTAACCGCCCAGCAGATGATTTATGAGGATGGGGCAATCAACGATCCAATCAAGGCCAGGGAGGAGATGAACCGGCCCGATGGTCAGATAGTTCTTGTCAAGGGCGCATTGCAATCAGGAGCATTTCAGAGGGTTGAACATGGACAACTCGCCCAGGCCCACGTCGCCCTTGCCGAGCAAGACCAAGCATTTATTGAAAACACGGCAGCAGGAATCACCTCTGAAAACCTTGGAAAGACCGAGAAAGACCTTTCCGGTAAGGCGATTCTTGCTCTGCAAGGACAAGGAGTACAGGCCCAGGGAGTTCTCTTCGACAATTACTATCTTGCCTTCCAATTGGCCGGAGATATCGTTTCATCTCTTATTGAGCAGTTTTACGACCAGGAGCGAGAAATCCTAATCACTGGAGATCAGTCCAATGATGAGTTTGTCGAAATCAACAAACGGACCCCAGAAGGAATTGACAATGCCATTGGGAGGGAGAAGTCCAGGTTTATTGTGGGTAAGCAGGATTATCGGGAGTCGATCCGAATGTCCATGTTTGAGACGCTTTCTCAACTTGTTCAATCTCTTTCTCAGTCAATGCCCCAGGTTGCCCTTGCCTTGTTAGACCTCGTTATCGACTACATGGACGTTCTGCCGAACAAAGACGAAATGGTTGAAAGAATCCGAAAGATTAACAAGCAAAAGGGTTCAGAAGACGACATGACGGATGAAGAAAGAGTTAGAGCCCACCAGGAACAGCAGGCAACCATGGCCCAGCAACAGGCAGTTCAACAGATTCAGATGGCGATGGCAAAAGCTGAACTGGCGATTAAGCAGGGAGAAGCAAATCAAAAGAATGCCCAGGCTCTACAAGCTCAGGTTGATGCTTCCATGAAGAAGCTCGAGGGGTTCTTGAAGGCTCTTGAAGTGGCCGGGATTATCAGGACCACGCCTCAAATTGTCCAGGCCGCCGATGCTTTGATAGCAGAGGCCGAGAAAGCACCGGGGGGTGGTAATGGTGAGGGAAGAAGAATAGGACAGAACCAAGGGGGGATGCAATGAGAAACCCGTTCAAGATGGTTGGAGAAGCCCTCGGCCAAAAACCGAAAGATGAGCCAAAGCCTGTAAGTTCTCATCAGAGTGAGATGGATCTCCTTGAGATGTATAAATCAAAACAGATTGAGAAAGACCCGGAAAGGCTCAAACGAGCAAAGGAACTGGCAAGGGATAAGCTAAAAAAAAAGAGGGGAGCAACTAATTATCCAGAAGAACGGATAGATTAACGGGAGGTTTAACATGGCCTTTTTTGAAAAACGTAAAAGACACGGAAAGCGCAACCTTGATGCTGGTTTTCCTTCTGAGGATCGGTACGAAACAGAACAGGACTTACGGGCATTAGTCAAGGCGAAGAAGATCCAAAAGGATTTGCCTCGTCACCAGGGCGTGAAGAATTTGGCAAGAGAGAGGCTTGCAACCCTCCGGCGCAAAGGGGGGAAGCGTCAGGGGATGATCGAGAGGCATGACAACACGATCACACCTGGAAGACACCATTTTGGCGAAGTGAGAGAAAAGAAATATCCACAAGAAAACGTAGACTAAAAGGAGGATATCATGGCGCTAACTTTAAGAGGTACTTTTTTATCAATTCCAGAAGGGATTACGACGGGCTGTGTCAGTTCTGGAGTGGGCTACATGGGGACAGTTAACGGTAAAGTTTATGCCGTGACATTTCTCACCGGCGTTATTGCTCCAGCCCTTGCCAGCCTTGACGAAAAAGTTGTTGCTGTGGCGACAAATGACTCCGTTCTTTTCATAGCAACGGACAAGGGCAAAATCTATGGGTATCCTATCAGCAACGGCAATGGAGTTTTAACCCTGTTGGCCGAAGTGGATAAGCTAATCGTAAATATGCTGGTAGCAACATACCTCTATGTTGCCTTGGACAATGGGACAGTGATTTCATACACGATTTCGTAAAACGAGCAAGGAGGAATAACGATGGCAGGCGAAAATGAGGAAAAAGAAGAGGAAGTAAAGCCGGTAATCCCGGAAGATGAGGATGTTGACAAGCCGCCCGAGGGTTACACCGCTGAGGAGTGGCAAGACCTTTCTCCTACCGAGAAGGAAGGTATCTTGATTGGCAAGGAAGCGGAGGCCGAAGGTGAAGAGGACGAGCAGGAGATTGATGAGGAAACCCTGAAGGAGATAGTGGGGGAAGAGGAACCAGAAAAGAAGGAAAAACCTGAGAAGAAAGAAGTTCTACGTGAAACCCCTAAAGAAGAGGTAAAGGTTGAACCTGAGACGCCCGAAGTGGAACCGGAGAAGAAGGGTCAAGAAAAAGCACCTGAACCAACTGCCATCGTTTCTGACGAGGAGTTACTTCGCTTTAAACCTTTTGTTTCTGAGGCTGAGATTAAGGTGGAAGAGGTTGTGCCTCCTGAGATTCAGACCAAACTCGATACGCTGGATACAAAGTATGATGCCGGGGAGATCACGTTAAAGGAATACAACGCTCAGAGGGATGCAGTCAACCGGGACATCATCCGTCAGCAAGTTCGCCAGATGGATCGGCTGAGGGAAAACAGGGTGTGGGATAAAGAACAGGCTTATTTCTTTCAGAACCGACCTGAATATATGGGGAAAGATTTCAAGGCAAAGGCTCTGCTTGGAGCAATCAAGGAGGCGGTTGCTACTATTGGAGCGGAACCAAAGTATCAATCTGCGCCGGGAATGGAACTTCTTTTGGTTGCTGATAGGGCTGTAAAAGAAGCCTTTGGGTTGAATAAACCTCCCGAGAAGAAAGAAGCGAAGGCAGACAAGAAATCAGAGAAGAAGGTAGAGGGAAAGCCTCCCGCCAAAGTTCCTGATAACAAGACGCTGACTGATATTCCATCCGCTCAAGGGAATCAGACAGATAGTCCCTATGCTGCACTCGACAAGCTCCACGGGCAGGCTTATGAGGATGCCCTTGAAAAACTTACTCCTGCACAAAGAGATAAGTATGCCGATGGTTCGAGAGTAGGAAGATGACGTATGGCACTTATCAAACTTCTTAATGTTGGTGACGAACTGATTTTCGATTTGAAGGAGATGGACAGGGTTGAGTCAAAGGAAATCTCTGTAACCATTTGTGAAAAGGGCGGAAGGGTGGTGGTATTAAAGCTAAGAGCCCATCGGTCAATACCGATCAGGGTATTCAAGCAAGAACTGGTCGAGAGAAAAGAAGAGATAGTTGACGATTTAAAATTTCACTAATAACGACTGAAAACCTACAAGGATCGCCTATGACGGCCAAAGCAAAATTCACGGAAGGGAGGTTAAAAACCTATGGCACAGACAATTATCGGTCTGAACGATGCCAAGGCCGTCAAAAGGTATTCGGGAAATCTGGCGGTCGATGTTGGCAGAAAGGGGTATTGGACCCGTAAGTTCATGGGTAGGGGCGAAGTCCCGACTCGTCCTATTTGGCAACTCACCGATCTCGAAGCAGATGCGGGGGAGCAGATCACCTATGATCTTTCCATGCAGTTGAATATGCAGCCCGTGGAAGGAGACACGGAACTCCACGGCAAAGAAGAGGCCCTTAGCTTCTTCACGGACAATGTTTACATCGATCAGATGAGGGGCGGCGCTGATTGCGGAGGCAGGATGACCCGGAAACGGACCCTCCACGACCTTCGTAAGATCGCCAAGGCCCGCTCAACCGACTGGTGGGCAAGAGTCTTTGACGAGATCATTTTCATGTACCTTTCAGGGGCAAGGGGAACTAACACCGAGTTTGTTTTTCCAACGACCTATGCCGGGTTCGCAAACAACTCGTTTACGGCCCCAGACTCCAATCACATCGTTTATGGCGGGGTCGCAACGTCAAAGGCTACGGTTGCAGCTACCGATAAGATGTCAACTCTCCCCATTGATCGGGCGGTAGCTTACGCCGAAATGATGGGCGGTGGTGGTCCTGCCTTTTCTGAGATCCCTCAGATCCAGAAGTGTGAAGTTGATGGGGAAGAAATGTTCCTGTGTATTATGGACTCGTACCAGGCTTTTGACCTTCGACGCAACACGACTTCGATGGATTGGGCTGACATCCAGAAAGCAATCGCCACTTCGGTCGGAAGAGACACCCCATTTCTCAAGGGTGGCCTTGGAATGTGGAACGGTGTAGTTCTTCACAAGCATCAGAACGTGATTCGCTTCACAGATTATGGTTCTGGTGCGATTGCGGCTTCTCGGGCCCTGTTCTGCGGATTGCAGGCAGGCGCTCTCGCTTTCGGAAGTCCCGGTCAGAATCTTCGTTTCGGCTGGAACGAAGAAGGACGGGACAATAACAACAGGGTGGTTATCACCACGCACACCATCTGGGGCTTCAAAAAAGTTACCTTTAATGGTAACGATTTTGGCGTCATGGCAATCGACACGGCGGCAACCAGACCGTAATCCTAAAACAGAAAGGAGGTAAAACACCATGGCTAACACCGTAACTTATGCACCTGATCTTTACTCCAGCCCGCCGAAAAATGCGATGCCTGGCGCAAGGCTGGAATACCGGGAGATGGCTATTGGCACGACGGAAATGCTCACCACGATCATTTTTGCTCTTGGCATTCTTCCGGTTGGACACAGATTGACTCACTTCAGGGTTGAATGTACCGATATGGATAGTGGATCATCGGCCACCCTCGACGTGGGTCTCCTCAATAGTTATTACAACGAGAAACTTGCTTCCGCTTCTCATGCCGGTTGGGATGCAGGAGCGTCTCCTGCCCTGGTGAACGCTTTTGACAACAGCGCCATCACGGGCACGACCATCAACCTTCTGCTTTCGGCATCAACTCTGCCGCAGGCCGGTGGATGGGTAGAACCCGCAGCAACAAACCCATATTCCCACATGATCGGGGTTGACCCGACACATGATAGGATTATCGCGGCTCAGTTCAAGGCTGCTCCTGGAACGGCTGTTGATGGAACACTGGCGTTCATTGTCGGAATGGATTGGGATTAAACCTTTTAACCTTTAATGCTTGGGGGTGGATGTCCTCGGGCGTCCACCCCTGATATTCATACGATTAAGGAGGACGAGTACGATGAGGATCGAATGTTTGGTAAAAAGGGAAGGAGTAACTTCTATCTCTCTTTCTAATGTAAAGGTTCCCTATATATTTCAGCCTATCCCGTGGGCGAAACCTGGGGAGTTTGTCACCTCATACTGTGAAGTAAGCAACGCCGACCATATCGCATATTTCTTAGCCCATGGTCGTCAATACAGACAATACGACCCTGATGTCTCGCTCAAGGAATTGCAGGTGGACAGGATGAAAGCGAAGAAAAATATCTATGCCGGGTATTCTGTTTCCAAGTTTCACTACATGGGCAAAGAAGGGTACGCAGTTTATAACAAAAAAGACCCTTCAAAAACCTTGTACGCAGGGGCAAACACCACGGAATTTGTAGAAAAAATGGCAGATGTCATGCCGTGGCCTACAGAGTTTGAAGCCTTTGAATGGCTCAAAAATGAACTCGAATTTGAAACCATGGGGGACGATCTTCAAGAACCGATTGAACTTCCAGACCCCGAGCGTATTGAATCTCTCGAAAGATTGAACGCAGAGCAGGCAAGGGTGATCGAAGAATTGAAAGCAAAACTGGAAGGTGTATCCTCAGACAAGAAGAAACCGGGGAGGCCCCCTAAACTTTCGTCAGAGGATGTTGATAAGGTGGATTCTGTCATTAAACAGATCACAGGAACTTAAAATATGGCTTACACCATCCAAAACCTAATCATGGACATCCTGCCTCGGGTGGGAAGGATTGAAAACAGATTCGGTATCACCATCTTTGGTGCGGCCAATTCGGTCCAGTCCATGATTTACAAAAAACTCTTGGAACGCCACTCGGATCTCCTTGCTTCTGGGAGTCTTGCTCTTAACATCCCTGCCTATGGGTATTACGCCACTCTTCCTGTTGATTTTGTGGCCTTGGCAGAGAAACCACGGGTAGAAGAGTTATTTACTGATTGGATGGGCGGGATAGTAACCGCCTACGATCCTTTGACGGGTATCTTAATCTTAACGGTTAATCAGGCAAACGGAACTGACACCCTGGCACTTTGGAATATCGCAACTAACGGGACCCCTGAAACATCTTCTTATATCCTCGGAAGTTCCACGACCAGTCTCACGGTAGGAACCGGAAGCAAAACGCTGACGGCTTCTCTCAATATGGCTATTTCAGCGGGCGACTATATTTGGCTTCTTCCCAATGATCTTCCGGCTTCCTTGATAAAGAGATATCATCATGTCACGCCGAGTTACCTTGATGACGACCTTGACCATGCTGAGAGAACGTGGTGGGAGTGGTTCGGAATTTATGGGAATAGTTGGGAGCCTCCGGCACTCAGGCCCCGGTACTTCAAGGTTATCGGGAC